GACCTGGTGAATTCGAGATATTTCCGGTCATTAGCATCGCGCTCTGCATAGGACAGCAGGGCATAGTCCCAATGCGTCGGCCGGTGGGTGACCGGATCGGTCATGATGACAATGCTGTTCAAGTCATATTTGCCCATAGCCACGCCATTGGGCGTGAATGGGCTGCCAGTGCCGATCAGTGAGGCTGCAAAAAGCACGTCCTCTCGGTTATAGGGGTTCACCATATCCTCAGTGATCCGGGACCATGGGAACTTGCGTGAAGGATCGTCGGTCACCATCGTGCGCACGCCGGGTGCTGCGATGCCATCCCATGCCGAGCCGACCGGCAGATTCGGGGCAGGGGTGACACCGTTGCGGAGATTGCCAGCACTGTCGTAGGGCAGCCCCGACGTCGGTGGCCGGGTCTTTCCATAGCCCGCCAGGCTTTCGCCATAGGCAGCATCGCTTTCGGAGCCGATCGTCCAGCCGCGCGGGCCGTTTTCTGTCGCATCGCCAATCGGCACACGAGGCAGCGCGCGCTGCATGACATCGCCGAACAGCGAGCCATCGATGAACTGCGCGGCGGCGATCGTCATGCCGGTGTCCATCGTCAACTGCGTGATGACCGTGCCGGTCATCTGGACGCTGACCACCTGCTGGGATCGAATGACATCGACGCCCCAGGAACCCAGCCACGCACAGAATAGCTTTTCGATGTCGCCGCAAGCGAACGGGTAGCTGATCGAATAGGCGTAGATGTTACCGGTGCGCCGGGCGAACGTCTTGTAGAGTCCGCCAAGCCCGCGAGACTTGCCGATGTCGGCACGACCCAGCCCCATGGTGGAGAAGTTGTCCAGCGTCTGGGCGTCGATCACCAGGCAGACGCGGGCGAGACCTTGGCGCTTGGCGGCCATGGCAGCAAAAATGCCGGCTTCGGAAGTGCCATAGACACAGAGATCATAGGTGAAGTCGGCCACGTCAGCCCTCCGTATTCAGGTTGAGGGCGAACTTGACCTTTCGCCGGTTCAGGTCGGTCGGGATGGCAAAAGCCCCAGCCGTGAGCGCGATGCCCGTGCGCGTCTGGACGCTGCCGTCGTCGAACGTGAAGCGGACGCTGATCGGGCCTTTGGGCGAATAGCGTGGCGTCTTGATATTGACCGTAGCAACATCGGCCGATCGCGATGCCGGCGCCGTCGTGGTCTTGATGTAGCTGGTCATCCGGCTCTGTTGTTCCAGCTGGAACTTGTCGATGTAGAGCTGGATGCCCGGCTGGGGCGATCCACCCCCGCCGTTCCCGGTGGCGTGGTCCTGCCGATAGCAGACGGCCGTTCCGGCGATCTGAGCCGAGAACGCGACACGATAGACGCCATTCTCGCGTGCTTCGACTTCCGGTGTGCCAACCAGTGCCCAGCCGGTTCCGACGGCCGTGGTGGAGCCGATAGCGCCGGTGGTCGGGTTGAACCACATTCGAACGTAGCTGGTCGGGGTGCCGGCGTTGCCGATCGTCATCATGACCCAGGGCGTCGGCGTCGGCCCCTGTTTGAAATATCCGGAGAAGACATAGACGCCGCCGTCGACCGCCGTGGTCACATTGGCCTCGCGCAGCACCATCGTGCCGGTCGAAGTCAGCAGCGTCATGCCAGTGACGCCGTCCAGCGCCGGCCCGGAATTGGCTGTCACAGTCACGCCGCCCTTGGTCCAGAAGGCGTTCGTGAAATCCTCGGAATAGTTGAACAGGTTAGTGGATGCTGGCTCTACCAGAATGCCTGCCGGCACCCAGGAAGTGCCGTTCCACCGATAGGTCAGCCGCGGCACATCAGCTGCCGCACTGGTGATCACCCCTGACGAATTGACGTAATTGCCGGCGCTTGCGCGAGTGAGCGTTGCATTGTCCGGCATGTTGCCGGTGAAGTTGATGCTGTCGCGGACGAGGCGGTCAGCCTCCAGGGCCTCGATCTTTTCGAACAGCTCCTGACGAGTGACGCCGTTTAGGCTCGAATAACCGCCCGCGCCATAGGCGAGATACGGCAGGAGCGCGCCGGAGGTGAAGGTCTGCGGTAGCGCCCATGTGTTGGCCAAAGAAAGCTGGGCGCCGTCAAAGATGTTGGCGACCTTCACATCGCCACCCGCCGCTACGCTTACCCCACCGCCGCCAATGATCTCCCCGATACGGACGCCTTGCGCGGCAGCAGTGGCGACCACCGAGAAGGTTGCGTTCGGCGCCACGATGCGCCCGATGCGGATGTTGGTGCAGTTGTCGAGATAAAGCGCGGTCGTGGTGTTCTCCAGGATCAGCTCATCGATGTAGATGTTACTGGAACCCCCTCGGATCTGGACGGCGCGCACGTTGGTGTTGGCTGGCACACCGCGGTAGGCCGCATGGAAGGCGCGGCGCATGCGCAGGTTCTTGACGCCATCGAGATAGAGGATCGGACGCGTCGGATCATCCGCGATGAAGGTTGGTGGCGCTCCGGCGGCGATGCCGTTGCAATCGATCACCGCGTCGGAGAGCCGCGAAGGGGTGGGGTAGGAATCAGTATGCCAGCCCCAATTGCTCAGCACGACGTGCCGCCGCCCGGTCCCGTTGCCCAGGCGGAAATTCAATGCGCCTTCCAACGCGACCAGCCCGTCAAAAGGCCGCGACCGTGACCGGTGCCATTCGATCGATCGGCCCATGTCGTCCAGGATTTCACCGATGTGGCGTCCCCGGCCGCCGATGGTCAGCTTTGGCAGATCGCGGCTTTGCAACTGGCGGTAGACGGCAGGATCGCCACGGGAAATGCCGCCGCCGGTGACCGGAGAGATCAGCAACCTTGCGGCACGCTGGCTGCTGGTGATCGGGGCAAGCGCGTCGAGGCGTTCGCCAGCATTGATCGATTCGATGGCATCAATCCGGCCGTCGAGAGCCGACACGACGGAGTTGGCAACATTCTCCGAAATGCCTTCAAGCCAGAGCTGCATTGCCTCGACGGTCGGCGTGTCAATGAACCCGGCGAGAAACAGCCCCATCGCCGCAGATTGCCCTGTGGCTCCACGCTCGCTCACTACAATGGCATCCGGACTGATGATTGCCTGGCTGACGGGAAGGTCGACCGATACCGGGGGCAGGTCTGGCATTTCCGGCCCCGTCGCCACGGCAACTCGCTCGGTCCAACGGGTGACCGACCCTCCGCCAGTCGTTTCGACCATGTCGTGCGACAGGCTGGAGTTCACACCCGCGTCGACAATATTGGAGGCGACGGAAGCGGTAATGTTGAGCACGAAATAGTTAGCGTCGCCAGACAGTTCGGCGTCGATCTTGTGGAGCGGCATCCGATCAGCGGTGCGACGGACAATCAAGGAGAGCGTTCGCCCCGTCAGGTTCTGCACATTGCCTTCCCGGTCCTTCAGGAAAACATGCAGCGTTTTAGGCTCGCCGGCGCGCACGATTAGCGCGCCGGCGGGGGACAGTCCCGCAAGGGTCATGAACATTGTCCTCAAGTAAGAGTGGTCAGTTCCAATTGATGGCGGCGAATGCGGCCTGTTTCGCGGACACCGTGGCAGCTGCGCGGATCGCCCGTTTGCCGGCGACAGCCGTCGCCTCAACTTGTGCTATCTTCATTCTGGATGCGGCCATTCCAGCTTCGAACCGGGCGATTATGGTTGCCAAGCTGTCCCCGGTCGCGGTCGCCTCCGCCATGGCGAAGGGGAAGCGAGCGGCACGCTGCGTCTCCGTCAGGGATTCCAGCAGAGAGCCCACGACGTTGCGATAGTCGTGAACTTCGCCCGCTTTCTGCGTATAGGCGTAGGACTGGCCGACACCCTGCGTCATCACGGCCGCATGCATCGCTTCTCGCCGGCGATCGACCTGAGTGATCAGGGCCGTTTCAACCTTCCCGATATCCTCACCCCACTGGCGGGCGGTTGTAGACCATGACCAACTTTCAACCGACCAGGCCGCCGGCCGTGCGCAATAGCCACGATCGGCGAGGTCGACCCCATCGAGGGACTTCACCACCTCGACCAGTTCGCCGGTCGGTAGCTTGTATATGCCGATCATCAGCTGAGGACGAAGCTGGCGTCGCCATTGACGGCGATCGTTCCGCTGCCGCTGTAGCGCCGATTGACGAAATCGAACTCATAGTCCCCGCTGGTCGGTACGGTCATCGAAGCAGAAAACGAGAGCCCTGACGGCTCGCCCGGAAGCGCCCCCGGATTATCCTGGACCTCGTCGTCCACATCAATCCACGCTCCGCTGCCCGCCGGCGTCCTATAGCAGAACTTGCCCGCCAAAGCGCCGAATGAGCCGGAGACGAGGTAAGGGAGATTGACCGATAGGGAGACGACATTGCCAGCCTCCAGCGTCCTGGTGAAAGGGCCACCGTTCGAATGGACATATGTGCTCGCGTTCCGGATCGAAATGCTTGTATCTGTCTGGGCACCGCCGGCTACCCCGTCCCGCACCTTGGTCAGTTGGACGGAACTGACCCCGATCACGGACCCGTCATAGCTGACTGTGACGTCAACTCGCGCGGTTTCGGCGGTAATGCCGTTGATCGACAGTACCCGATTGTTATCGCCCCCAAGCGCTGCGGTGCATCCGGTCGCCGTGATCGCGTAGCTCGTCAGTGGATCCTCGCTGATATCGAGAGCGCCCTGGAAAGCGTAAAAGGTAGTAGACAACGGGAACTGGCCGGCATTGGGAGCGCCCGAGCTTGCGCAGCTGACAGCCTTCACCCAACTTGCCGGCGCCACCGAAAAACCGTCGGCGCCGCGGACGACCTCGTTGGCGATATCATCCTTGTCCTCGCCGGTGGTCAGGGTGGGGGTCGGCGGAGCGGTACCGGTCTGACCGAGCGCATAGGCGTGTTTGGCCGTCGTCTCGGTAACCAGCGTGAAGGTGACATTCATCGTCGCAGGGTCAGGCCTGCGGGTCATGATGATGGCATCCTGCCCGGCTAGCCCATGCTCCGGCAGGTCGAGCGTCAGCATGTCCCCTGGGCCAAAGTGCCGCATGTGCGGCTTGCACGGCAGAATGATCGGCATTTCGCGGGTGTCGACCAGATCATATGCCGCCAGTTGCGCGACCTGATCCTTGTCCTGGACCAGATCCCACTGGCGTTCCTCGATCTTCTCTTCGCCATCCTCCGCCATATAGGTCGAGACGCTGACAAGGTCGGATTGCACATATTCCCACTTGTTCACTTCCGACCGGTATTTCGGCCTTATGCCGTTAAGCCGACTGGCCCATGGCTGCATGGCGGTCACCTCGACATCGCCGTCGGCCAGATCTGCGTCGGTGACCGTATAGATCGAGACTCGCGGCATATTGACCTTCAGGCCGAGCTTGCCGCCGCGCCACAGGGGCTTTGCGGCCCCGGTCTCGATGATGCGCTTGAGGTTCGCCCAGCGGTCGCCAGGCTCATAGACGACGCCGCCCACCTTCCAGCCATTGGCTTCGCACACGTTCGAGAGGGTGACGAAGTCTTCGACGATGATGCCATCAGCCGGCAGTCCGACGCCGAACACCTTCTTCCCATTGCGATACCGGCCCAGCACATAGCTGATACCCTGCGATCCCGGATCCTCGTTATAGGTCCAGGTCGCCTCATTGTCCGCGCGCTGGCTGCCCGATCCGCCAGGCAGGCTGCCGTCAAGGCGGGCGTCATAGCCTACGACGCCCCGCCAGACCGCACCCGACGTGGGCCATCCCGACGCAAACCGTTTGCCATCCTTGTCGAACTTGCCGTTCCACAGGATCGCCGCCTTGCTCGAGAGTTTGTAAGCGCTGCCCCAGTTGGGCATGCCGCTGAAATGCGGCACCAGCGCCGTCTCGTTCCACAGACCCCGGCGATAGTCGCGATAGAGGAAGCCGGAATAATAGCCGGTGGCCGCGTCGCCACTGACCGGGATCTGGGCATAGTCGAGATAGATGCCCTCCAGCGCCTGGCACGGGCCGGCAACCGAATAGACGATCACCTGGCCACGATAGGGGTTCTTTACCTTTTTGAGCGTCGCGCCATAGCCGACATCGTGGCGCAGGACGCCGCCCGAATATGTCCGGCCCAGAATGCAGGGGGACAAAGCCTCGCGCGAGATGATCACCTGATTGATCGTGCCGCGCGCCGGCGGCTTCTTCGCCGTCATCTGGGCCGCGATCGACGCGAGCGTCGACGCGACCGATGCTATAGTCGCCACAGTTGTAAGCGTCGCCGCCGTTATACCGGTGCCCGCGATCGTCGCGGTACCAGCCAGAGCAGCAGGCGCGAACGCGCCTAGCGCCGCGCCACCGGTCGCCGCGACCAGTGCAACGGCGCCGGCGATCACAGCAACCTTGCGCAGTGTCTTAGACACGCCAAGCCCCCAGCGGCTGCTCTAGCGCCAACATTGGCTTGATCCCGCTCGGATCATCATCATGCCAGCCCAGCAGCTTGCCGCCGGCGGAAACGCAGATGCTGTCGAACGGACCGTCGCCCTCCATCAAGGCCAGATCGCCCACCAGCATCTGCGCCGGCGCGATACGCGGCAGCAGGCTGTCGAGCAGTGCGGCAAGGTCAGCAAAGCCTTGCTTCGCCAGTGCGCGCTGTGCCCCCATCGCCGACCGAAAGTCGGGGATCACCGGCGGGCGGTGCCCCATATTGCGCAGATGATGCCGGGCAAGGTGAATGCAGGTCGCACGCGCGCTCCAGTCGAAAGGCTTCGCTCGATATTTTTCGAGCGTGCGCCGGGTCGCGTCCGCGCGGCGGACCAGATCAGACATAATCGAACCTCGGACGATTGAGGATGTTGACGAAGGCGCCGCCCAGCCCTGTCAGGGCAGACGCGCCGCTGTTGGTGCCAGGTGCCGCTTCCGTGCCCCAGGCAACCGACACGCTATCGGTGGCGTTCTCTTCACCGCGTTCGCCAGGATAGACCGACTTGTGGAAGGTGTCCGACAGGGTGTTGCCGTCGTTGGCGTTGAAGAAGCGCTCGCCACGCGGAACGATCGTAATGCGCAGCTCGCGCTTGCGAAGACCGGTTGCCAGCGTCGCCTGATCGAGCATGCCGTCAAACTGCTGGTCGGGCGTCCCGACAATCTGGCCGGTCAGGTCGTCCAGTTCGGCGGTCCACAGGCGCAGCCGCGATCCCTGCATGCCGGGCGCCGACAATTCGGCCGCTGCCGCCGTGCTGACGGGAAGGAAGGTGAGGGAGAAGGCAGGGACCTCGTCGCTCACACCCTCCTCAAAGGATTCCATGGCGCCAAGAATGCCGAACGTCGCGTCACGGGCCGTGAATTTTTCAGCGTCCCACGGCACCCAGCCTCCATCGCACAGGCGCAAAGTCCGACTGTCGCGCAGCTCCAGCTTCAGCAGGCCGACAAGCCGGGTTCGGCGCATCAGGCGGCTTCCTCGATCGTGAAGCTAATGCCATCTACCCGATCCGCGCGGGACAGGCGCCAGGACTGTTCATTGCCCTCGACGCTACCTTCGATCATCGGCTCATCCAGATGCACTGCCGCCCCGTTGGGGAAAGGCACGCGCAGATGCTCGGCCAGCGTCACGGTCACCTTCCCATCGGACCCGACGGTGCCGCCGACATAGACGTTGTGCAGATAATGCTGGCCGTCTGCATCGACGATCGAAAGCCAGAAGCCCTTGCCCACGACATAGCCGGTTGTCAGATCGCGCAGGTTGACCAAGCGGCCCGCCTGGTCGGCCCCATCCATCGCCGGTGAACCGGATCCGCTCTGATCGACGCCCTGCAGCGGATAGGCCATGCGCAGCCCTTCTTGCTTTCCCCGAATGAGGTCCGTCACAAGCGCCGCGCGCTGCGGGCCCCTGCCAAGGCTGATCGTAACGGCAGCGCGATAGTGGCCGCCCGGGCGATCGATCCGCATGCCGGTGGCATTGGTCCCCCCACGCACTGTCGTGCCTATATCGATGAAAGCCGGCTCGACCGTCGCGCGCGGCGTATCGATCGCAAGTTCGATCATGCAAGCCTCCGACCGCCACGCTTAGCTACCGCCTGCTGCGCGCCGTTGCTGGCGCCGACGGCGATCACTGGCGCAGCGGTGGCGACGGTATCCGCGCTCACACCCGCGCTGATCTGCGCGACTTCGACGTCGAACAGGTCACCCTTGATCACGCGGATCTGCAGGCCATTATCGTTGCCCGCCATCATTCGCCGGCTGTCGCTGGCGGTGAGCACCTGCGCGCCTCGCGGCATATTGACGATTTCAGGACCATTTTCGCCAACGAGCATCGCGCCTGCCGGTGTGTAGCTGTTGCCGATGGCAGAGCCACCGCTCGACTTCTTGCCAAAGAGACCGAGCAAATTGCCGATGGTCGGCAGACTGCTGCCGGTCAGCTGGTTCTGGATCGGATTGATGACTGCCATCTTCCACAGTGCGGACACGACATCATTGATCGCGGCCAGGCCGACATTCTTCCAGCTGGTCCAGTTGCTCGGGTTCAGCACCGTGTCGACCACATTGGAGCCAATATCGCGCAAGGCCTCCATCTTCGCGTTCGAATCGTCGATGGCGTTGGTAAAGGCGATCTGGGCAGCCTTCGCTTTCAGCAGCTGATCGATCTGCTCCTGAGTGGCGCCCGGTATCTCTCGCTCGATGCGAAGCTGTTCACGCTTCAGTTCGACAGCGGCCTCGATCTCGCGGCGGGACTTGCCGCGCATTTCCCATTCAACGTTGAGCAGGATATTGCCGGCGCTGATATTATCATTGGCGGCCCGGAATGCTTTTTGCTGATCCGCTATCTTTTCCGCGTCGGCGGCAAGGGCAGCGGTGGTATTCTTGGATGCTTCAGTGATCTTGGTGTAAAGCCAATCATTCACCGCCTTCCGATCGGCAATGATGCGCCGTTCTTCCGCAGCCTCTTGGCGCTTAGCGGCATTTTCCGCTTTCCTGCCAGCGGTCGCGGCCTCGCGCCGGGCCTTTTCGGACGCCTGCGCGCGATCAAGCGCTCGCTCGGCATCCGCGATCTGCGCCGTCGCCTGTTCCTGCGTGATTTTACCGGCTTTCAGCTGCTCTTCTGCCCGCTGCCGGGTCAGGGTCAGCTGAGCGGTAGCCTTGTCCACCTCGGTAGTTGCAGCAGCCAGCTTCGCCTGCGCGCCGATCTCGGTCATGTTGTAAGAGCTGGCGCCGCCGCTCGAAAAGTCGCCAAAGGCCCGTTTTGCGTCCCCAGCGCGCCCGGCGCCGGACAGCAATCGGGCCTGCGCCTGCGCCTGCACGATGGTGCGGGCCTGCGACGTCATGTCGGCGAGCATGCCGTTCATGGACTGGGCCTGCTCGGCCAGCCATGGCTTTTCCCTCGAAAGCTGCTGCAGCATCTGCGCGGCGCGGGATGTCTGGCCGGTATCGGCGGCGAAGCGGGCAATATTTGCCAGATCGACGTCGCCGGGCCGCATGTTGCGCAGGGCCTGACGGGTATCGTTGAAGCCCGATTGCGCCTTCGAAGCGTCAGTCTTCGCCAGCAACACCTGGTTTTGCAGCAGCGCCTGGTTCTGTTCCTTGAGCCGGCCGGTGGTCTGGTCGATCATGCCGGCCAGAGTGGATTGACGCTTTGCCATGCTATCGGCCGCGTCGCCGCTGGTCAGGAACCTTTCGCCCAGCATGACCACCAGCGGAATCGCGACGCCCAGCGCGATGCCGACCGGACCGCTCAGAATGTTGGCCATGGCCGCGAACTTGCTGTTCCCGCCCTCGGTGCTGTTCGCCATCATCTGAATGGCACCGATAGCCTGCGGCGCCTGCATGGCGAATGCGCGTAGCGCGTCGGTGCCGCCCAGGACCTGGACAATGAAATCCTGCGCCTGAAAGCCCAGGTTCTGCATGCCCGCGCGCATTGCTCCCGCGCTACTTGTCGCCTGAACGTGCGACCGGGACACCTCGTCGAGTGCGGTCCGCTCTATCCGAAGCTTGTCGCAATATTCGTCAAGCGAGATAACGCCGGCGGCGACCAGCGTGCGCGCCTGGCTCATCTCGGTATTGAAGCGCTGCTGGGCGGCCCAGGCAGGGTCGAGCTGAGCACGCAATGCTGCGGCGCCGGCGGTCAGACGCTCCTGTTCGGCATAGAGCTCGCGGAAGGCGGCAGCAGATACCCGCGCCGACCCCTCGTTGAGCGTGGAGCCGGTGCCGACGCTGTCGTTGATCTGCATCTGGGTTGCGGTCTGAGGCATGATTGCGGCGATCTTTGCCGCACTGTCTGCCATCCGTCGGCGAGCAGATTCTGCGTCGTCCGCCGCTTTTTCAAACCCCCGCGACCAGCGGGCAGCGGCAGCCTCGCCCGCTTCACCACTTTCGCGGAAGTCGCGTTTCAGTTCTTCCTTCCCCTCCGTCCCGAGACGGATAGCGACTTTAGGCGGTGCCATCATTATCCTCGGACAGTTGGTCGAGCAGGATGCGCTCGATCGTGGGCAGAACCTGTCCCAGCAGGCTCATGTCGGCATTCTGTGCCGATCCCAGCGCCAGGACGGCGCCGAAATCGAGACCATAGGGTGCGGACATGCCAGCGCGAAGCTGGCGGCCGCAGCCTGATATCACGTCCCAGACGCCGATCCCGTCGTCGGTGCGGGGTTCGTTTTCCCGGTAGGGGCAGCTTTTCTCGATACCTTGTTGCGGGTCCGCTTCGCACCGGCCTTTGCGGTGCGCCTGGCAGACCGATTGGCAGTATCCTGCGCCGGCATCGCCCCCGCTGAAATGCCATTCGGCAAGGGCGATGAGACGTTTTTTTCCAGTTCCTTCAGCACGAACGGGCGAACATAGGCCTCGTCCAGCTTTTCGAACCGGATCGGGTCGGCGAGGAACAGCGTCAATCGTTCCGGTGTAACGTCCACCGGTTCGCCAGCAGCGTCACCCACGCCGCGCCACTGGTCGATGCCGGACGTCAGCAGGCTTTCCGACAGGATGTCGCCCGCCTTTTCCATCAGCTCGGGCGAGAGCGTCGCCTCGTCATCATTAGGCAGTTCGGCGCCGATGGCGGCCGCAGCCGCGCGCCGAGCAGTCCGAAGCGCGACCCGTCCGATCGGCACGAAGCGCACCTCCACCGCCGGCATGTCGCCCGACGCCGGGTGGACCGTGAACCACCATGGTTCGCGCGCGACCTTCTCCGCGTCCAGGTTCAGCATCAGAAGCTGTTCCTGCGCTTGGCGCCCAGCCACTCGATGCTGATCTTGCGATCCTCTTCGATGATTTTGGGGCGCTCATTCTCGATCACCAGGCCGCCGTCGACGACATCGAAGCGGCGGACCTTGCCGGCTTCGGCGTCAGCGAAAATGACTTTGTCTATCCGATCGCCCGTTTCCACGTCGACCACGCGGATGCGCTGCAGCACGTCGGCCGCGGTGACGCCAAGCTCGACAATGGCGGGGGGCGCCGCCTCCATGGGCGTCGCGATGATTTCGTCGGTCATGGATACCTCCGTCAGAAGCTGGGCGCAAAGCTGATCAGCGTCGCCGTCATCTTGTTCACGTCCTGCCCGGACGCCTGGCAGTTGAATTCCTGCATGATGCCGCGCGGGCCCTGGATCGGGTTTTTGGGGCGAGGCAGGAAGAGGCGCGGCAGCGAGAAGTTCAGCGCATAATTGCTGCCGCCCACATCCATCCCCCAGCCGACGTTGAGTGCGATCGGCGTGCCATCTGTGGCCGCGTTGAGCAGTTCGAGCGCGTTGAAGCGGGTCTGAAGGCGAACGGCTGCGGCCGTGGCGCCGGGGACGGCGCCGGCAATGCGGCCGTCGGGGCGAATCGTCTCGATCTTGTCCAGGCCGTTGGTGAAGGAAATGTCCGCCGAGACGACGTTGCCCAGTTCGACGCCGCCTTTGGTGATCACACCGCGCGCTTGGGCAAAGCGCGGGCCGGACAGCGCCGGCGGCGTACCCGCGACGGAGGTGGGGATCGCCGCGGTTTCGCCCTGGCAGATCAGGCTGACGGTCGCGTTGAGCATGCCCTGACGGCTGAGCGCGATACGCAACTGGTTCGCCATTGCGCCGCGATGGACCGAATAGGACGGCACGTCAGGACTGCCGATCTCGATCGAGGCGCTGGGCAGCGCCGCCGCACCGCTGTTGAAGACGTGCTGATACCGCTGGCTTGCGGTCAGTTCTGTCGTGGTCGGCGCGCCGAACAGCATCTGCAGCCAGAAGCCGATTGCGTCGCGATCTACCGGAACGACGATATCGCCGTCGTTGGTCGCGACGTCATAGGACGGATCACGGCCGTCGCGCCCGAAGCCCAGCTGATCATCCTCGATCAGCGGCCGTTCCTCGCCCAGGCTGTGCGATACGAACGATAGCTTCTTGAAGCCGCTGGCTGGAACGACGCCGTAGGTCGTTTCCCGCACGGCGGAGCAAACGGCATTGATGCCTTGCCCATAACCCATCGGTCAGTCTCCGTCTGTCAAAGGGGGTTGTGTGTCGAATAGGTGGCGATGATGTCGAACATCCCGCCCTTTTGCGTCTGGCCGCCGGTGACGTTGATGTTGACCAGCTCCAACGCGGTCACGTCCAGATAGCTGACCAGCCCGCCAAGCGAGCGGTCGGCCGCGACCGCCGCGCCAATCTTGCCGGCCATCCGGTCGAGCACCAGGCGCAGCGGCTCCGAAGAGACGTAGGCGGCGATCTCCACCGGGATGACGTGATTATAGTGATAGGTCGGCGGCGACAGATCGATATCGGGCTCGCCCGGTTCGCCGTCGCGCAGCCAGACCGTCCCGTGCGGGTCGATCCGGCGCGGCCGATCGGCGCTGTCATCCTCCAGGGTGACGAAACGATAATCCGGGATCGCCTGCGTCAGCATCTCCGCGACGGCCAGATCCACCTCATAGCTTTTCGCCATATCAGCCCCATTTGGCGGCGATGCGCCGCGCTACATTGGCCGCGCGCTGCTGCGCCGGACCGTCGAGATCGAACAGGCGCGGCATGCGGACGCCGCGCACGAGTGTGAACATCAGCACCGGCTTGGCGCGCCGCGGCGCCATGCCCTTTCGCCCGCCAAGACGCCCTGGAGTTGCCTGCCGGTGCCCCCCGGACAGGCCAGAGACGACATCGATGAAGGCGAAGCCATTGCCGCCCTCGATCACGATCTGCAGCTCCGCATTGAAATGCAGTTCGACCTCTTCCGGGGTCATTCGCGTTCCCGACGATCGCTTGCCCATATTGGACGAATAGCTGCCTGCGCGCCGCCGCTGCGGCACATTGCGCGAGGGTATCCAGAGCCATTTGCCACCCCTGACGGGCCGGATATAGGCTCCACGAACATAGGCATCGATGATGGTGGGCGCCGCCGACCAGACATAGCCTGCCGGGTTCAACGAGCTGCCACCTTTGGGATAGGTTTCCGCTCGCCAGGTGTTGGCCAGGCGATTACCCATGCCGGCATCGCGCACCTGCCGCCGATAATCTACGGTCAGCTCTCGCGTTTCCTCACGCATGATCAGCGTGATGTCGTCGGCGATTTCATTCTCGACCGCTTTCATTTGCCTGGCCAGCAGGCCAGGCTGAAACTCGGCCCTGATCCTCATCGCGACGGTTCAACCACATCAGCGCCTGCGGACCAGACAGTCCGGCGCGGATTGAGCAAGGGCTCTCCGTGGAGGAGATATTCGACTTCGGTGCCCTCGTCGAGAAAGACAAACCTATCACCGGCCTGCAGATCGCGAACTTCCGACCGTCGCACCTTCAGCGAGCATGTAGGGGTGATGATCTGATGATCGGAAAACCGCACATTCTCGTCAGGCCGTTTGCGGATGACGCGAACCGAAGGAAGCCGCTCTCCAAATCTGGAAACATAGGCCGCGTCTTCACCGAAGCGCCGGAACACGGCGTCATCCTTGCGCGCCTGCACTTCGGTGAAAGACATCGCCTGATCAGAGCGTCTGGATCAACTTGGCCCAGCCGACCGCATCCCCCGAAGCCTTGGGGGCGGCTGCGACGGCTTTTTTGGTGTTGCTCCCCACGGTCGTGGTGAACCGCTTATTGGTGTCGTCCCAATAAAGCAGCGTGCCGGTCGCCGACCATGCCTGGCCGGTCGCGGCAGGCACTTCGAATACGCCCTCCACATCGCCGGCGAAAGCGACGCCTTCGGCCGCCGTGGTCGAGGGAATAACGATCAGCGCCGCCATGAGGATCGGCACGCCCGAAACGACGCCGCCAGCGGGAGCGATGAAATCGAGGGACCGACCCTCGGAAATCCAGTTCTTCATGTTCAGTCTCCGTTATCGGGGTGGCGGCGGCATCCACCGCCACCCGCCTTCAGGATTGGGAGGGACGGCGCTTAGGCGGGCGCTGCGCCCGGATTGCGATAGGCACCGCGATAGTCGATCGCGTCGGCGTAGAAGTCATAGGTGACGCGGAAGCCGACGCCGTCGGTCGACCAGCTTTCCTGCGTCATCAGACGCGGCGCGGGCGAGGACTCCAGCGAGCCGTATACCCACACCGGGGCCTGCGCCGGATCGGCGTAAAGCTCCCAGGCATAGTCGCCGATCGAGCCTTCGACGACCGGATCGAGGCGCCCAGAAAAGGGGTTGACGTTGTTCGCCTGCTGCGGCTGCAGCGGGGAAATCAGCTGTTCTGCCAGCGTTTCGACGTCCGGGCCGACCAGAACCTGACGCGGCGTCAGATTCATGACCTGGCCCTCCATGTTCTTCTGCTTGCGGATCGCGGCCCGGCCCGCACTCAGGCCCGGAATGGAAAGCGCGGTCCCTGACGGCGCCAGGTTGTTATGGTCGGCGTGGAACAGCGTCTTGCCGTCAGCGAGCTTGGGGCCAAGGCCGCCATTGGCAGCCTTGACCGTGTAGAAGAAGGCATTTTCGAACTGGGCGATCATGGTGCCGATCGAGCCGAAAACATCGTCGAACGCGCCGATATCGTCGTTGACGATGGCCTGACGCGTCAGCGTGAGGCGACGGCCGAACGAACCAAGTTGCACCTGCTCCTTGCCTTCGCCGATGGTGCCCGCCTTGATCTCGCCATCCTCTAGGTAGGGCTTGAGGGTCGGGAAGTCGCCAACGCGCAGCAGGCTGGTGGGCCGGAAGTCGCGCAGATTCCGTCGACGTGCGATTGCCGTGAACGTCGGAGCCGCCGCCTGATAGCGCTCCAGCAGGATCCGTTGACCGGTCTGCTCCATGATCAGCGGGAAGTCCGACGTGGTGTGGGCAGCGCGCATGATGATGTCGGCGTCGCGTTCGCTGGTCGACACATTGGCGCGGGCGCGGGCCAGGTCAAGGATGGAATAGCCCATATACTGGCGTTCGCCCTCCTGCGGCGCACGCCCCATCGCCCGGCTAACCAGCGCACCGACGATCAGGCCGCGCGTGGTTTCCTGTTCGTCTCGTGTCACCTCGGCACGCGGACCGCCATGCGATCCGCCCGTGGCAGCGCGCTGATGCTCAGCCGCTGCCGTCAGCAGGGCCGAGCGGGCGGTCTCCGCGCTGATCTCGCCGCGTTCGTTCTGCGCGACGAGCTCCATCGCGCGGGTCGCGACAGGCTCTCCGAACGAACGAGCGTCGGCGACGAAGCCCAACGCCTCGCTCGGGCCGAAGCGACTGATCGTCGCGACGGGTGCGGGCGCGGGCGTCGGCGTCGAAGCTGGGGCTTGACGCTGCTCGGCAGCGGGAGCCGCTGCGGGGGGAATGGTGGGCGCAGCCGCGCCGCTGGGCAGATTA